CAGAAAACCCTACAGGTCAAAATTTTGGCGGGATTTTTTTTCGACTATTTTTGTAACTACTTTCGCTTTTTCTTTTTAGGTCCTTGAGAGTTCTGATATCCCCATAGATTTGGTTTGATATTACCGTAACCATAATCAATTGACTTCAATCCACTCTTAAACTTATCGTAGTACATATCAAATACATTAACCCTTGATCCTCTAGTTAAATCTTGATGTGTTTCTTCATTGAACTCATAGGTAACGATGAAGCAATCAGTTGGTGCTTCATTTGTCCTCACTTCACTGGGTTTCCCATTCTCTACTACAATTTCACAACCATAAGATTCTTTTGATGAGTCTTTCTCCTTCTTACTCCATATTATTTTTGATTCTTTCTTTTCCATTTGTGCAGTTTCTCCTAATGGTTTACTCATGATCTATCACCCCATACTATTTCTGGATATGCTGCCGAAACTACTTCTTTAGTAATTTTATATTTGGATTCTAATTTTTTATCTTTAACTAATATTAATATTTCTGCCTCAAGTGGATGTAATCCTTCAAGAATATTGATAAACATTGTCTCTCTACGAAGACCACTTAAACTAGGATTACCACCTTTACAAAAATTATAAAACTTTTTATATTCATTTCTGATTGATGCCTTACCTTGATCTTGTGAACCTAAAGATGTAGAACCCATCTCTGCCATTTTTCCAACAGCATCATTAATTTTTCCTGATAATGTTCCTGTGCTGTTCTGATCCTCTTTTGTATTACCATATGGAACCTCTCCCTCTGGTAATAAAGTAATGATACTACTATCAAAATTCCATACAAAAAGAGTAATTAATGATGGATGTTTGTATCTTTGCAATACCTCCACCTTCTTTGCTTTGCTTCTCTGCTTTGAAGTAGCATCAAGAACCTCATATGCAAAGGCATTATTTGGTAGGTTTGGTATTGGTGAAGATTTTGCTTTGACTGTTTTAACTGTTTTAGTTTTAGTCGTCGTCTTCTTCGTCGTTGTCATAATTGTTTTCAAATCTAAATGCTACAATTTCATCTGGAACTAAGTTTCCATTTTGGTCAAACATCTCAGGATGTACTTTTGGAACTTCCTGATAGTTCATCATGTAATCTCTGGCGACCCATCCACCTATAACTCCAATGGCGAGAAATCCAATCAAGATAAAGGATCCAAACACTAAAGATACAGCTAACATAACACCCTCCCGTGTTTATTTTTGTATGTCAATAAAAAAATCAAAATGGATTGTCATCTTTCTTCTAAAAAGTGAGATAACTTTATCCAACCTAATACTAAATGATTTAGGTCTCTTTTTTTTACCTCCAGAGAGTATTAACTCAAAACCACGATCAATATGGTAAGTTGATTTATTTATACCGTCATCAGACGATTTTGTTTTCTTTGAGATATTTGATTGTGTCAACACATCCCCCTAGTTTTTTACCATCAACTTGCACTTGTGGAAAAGTTGAATTCTCTCCAAATTCAGAGATAAATTCATTTCTACCAAAGTGCTCATCTAAATTATACACTACATAACTTAATTTTGTCAAGTCTAATATCTGTTTTATTTTTTCACAATGAGGACATCCATCCTTAGAGTAAACTGTGAAATTCATATGTACTGTTAAATAATGATTTATAAATTTAATGATTTCTTATTATATCATGTATTGAAATATCGTCCAGTGATTTGCTACGGTTTTGTTGGCCAGGTGACTGAAGTTAAATCTAATTCATAATTTTCATCCAAAGTTGGTGTTGAACTCGCTGGTAAATCTCTTAATTCCTGACGATATGTTTTCCAAGCATCTGGTATTGCAACACCAGTTTCTTGAGATCTTATAACCATCCAGTCAGTCTCAGAAAGTAATACATTTCTTTCTTCACGCAGTAATTTCATTGCTTCTGCTGCATCAAGTTCAGAAATCTTATTATTGATTTCTGATTCTGTTGGTTTTGTATCAGCACTATCTAACCATTCAAGACCAGAATATTCATCCGATCTAATATTATAATTAGAATTTGGTTTTAGTATTTCTACTGCGTCATAGATTGTATATTTCATATTAGGGGAAGACCTCAAATAGATTGATGGCTGTAGTTGCATTCATTGTAACATTTAAATTACCTCCAGTATATTTTCTTAACATAAGTTGGTAAGATACAGTATTACCCCCATGATTGGCATTGTCCATAACCGAATGAGAGATAGGAGTTCTGTACAATGGATTTCCTTTATTCACGAACATGTCTATACCTAACCATGGCGAACCATTTTTGTAGGTAGTCACATAAGCAGTAGCTTGTTGACCACTACTGTTACCGCTGTAGCGTCCAGTTGCACTACCTGTAACTACAACCAATATAGAAGAATTAGTTGCTGTAGGATTAATAGATACTGATAGTGCAGTTTGATATGATGTTGAAGATGTTTGAAAATCACTCGTAAGTCTATTAGAAGACGTTTTTACATTTGGACCTGGTGGACCTGTAGGTCCTGGACCTCCTGGTCCACCTCCTGAACCTGATTGACCTTTTTGACCTTTTTGTCCACTACCACCTGGTGGTCCTGGTGGTCCAGCAGGACCTGTACCTCCACCAGAACCTGATTGACCTTTTTGTCCTTTTTGTCCACCACCACCAGTCGAACCTGATTGACCTTTTTGTCCTTTTTGTCCACCACCACCAGTCGAACCTGGTGGACCTGGTGGTCCTGCTGGACCTGTGCCCCCGCCAGAACCTGGTGGACCTGGAGGACCTGCTGGTCCTCCTGAACCAGTTGGACCTGTTGGACCAGTTGGACCAGTTGGACCTGGTGCACCCGTTCCTCCACTTGAAGCAACAAGTTGATGGAATGGATCACGGATGAAAAGAGCATTCGTACCCATTCCACTCCAATTAAGAACTACAATAGATGTCCATACTGCGGTTGAAGTTGGTGTGTAAGTAAAATCAGTTGTCTGCCAGTCAGTAGTTATTGCAGCGTTTTCTTTCCAATTACCTACTTTTCTAGAATCTTCCTGTACAAGACTATTTGTTGCAGAATTTGATACTGCTAATTTTCCCGTAGGGAGTGCAGAGTCATATTCATAAACTCTTACATAGAAACCAGTGCTAGTTGCTGCTGATGCTTTATATTTAATTGATAGTTTGTGAGATTCATTTGATGCTAAATTTACACGAAAAGCAGGAAAGGCTGCTCCAATTGTAGTATCAGATCCTGTTGTCTGCAATCGCATTGCTAACTCAGTATCATCATATGAAATTGTATCTTGATTTGAATTACTATAGGCAGCGACAGCACCATAGGGAGCGTTTATCATTCCTGTAGGACCTGTTATACTATCACCTTTAACTCCTTTAGTTCCTTTATCTCCTTGTCCTTTCTGACCCTTATCACCCTTTTGACCTTTAATACCATCATGACCAAACCATCCAGCAACAACTGTGGTGGCACTGGCATTATTAAGTGATCTAAACGCTATATAATCATCAGCATTAATTGATAGTGGAGCTGAGGTAAAATCAGCAGTCGCTGAAGTAGAACTTGATAATGAAACTGTTTTTCCTGAAGCACTTCCATTAACATAAAGTTCTACTGTTATAGTCACATTACTACTTGCTCTAAGTGTCATGTATTGTAATGAACAAGCGATTGGAATTCTCATTCCTTGAGATGTTGTAGCACCATTACCTATCGCATAGTATTGATTCGTCGTAACACTACTACTTCTCTCAGCTTCAATGGGAAATAAACCTCCACCATCTCCATCTGCTCCAGCGATACCTTGTAATCCTGTTTGACCTTTCTGACCTTTTTGTCCCTTATTACCTTTAGTTGCTACTGGACCTGTAGGACCCTCTGGACCTTCATCACCCTTTGTTCCTTTGTCTCCTTTATTACCCTTGTTACCTTTGGTAGATGCTGGACCTGTTGGACCTTCATTTCCTTTTGTACCTTTATCACCCTGATTTCCTTTGTCTCCCGTACTACCTTTATCACCTGTATCTCCCTTATTACCCTTATCACCTTTGACACCTACACCAACTTCACCCTTTTGTCCTTTATCTCCTTTATCACCCTTCTGTCCTTTCTGACCTTTCGCACCTTCATCTCCCTTTATACCCTTTGTGCCTTTTTGACCTTTCTCTCCTACCTCACCCTTTTGACCTTTATTACCTGTAGGTCCGATGTCACCTTTATCTCCTGTAGGTCCTGTAGGTCCAGGCCCACCAACAGGACCTGTGGGTCCATCGTCTCCTTTATTTCCTTGCTCTCCTTTATTACCTTTCTCATCTATGGCACCTTTCTCACCTTTATTACCTTTGTTTCCCTTATCACCAACAACTCCCTGAATACCTTTCTCTCCTACTTCACCTTTCTGCCCTTTTGCACCAGGATCTGGAATTCTAACCCAAGCATATCCATTCCATCTCCATACACTTGTACCAACTGTATGAGTTTGTCCGACAGATGGATTTGGTGGAAAATTAATTGCCATTATGAAGCAGAAGTTTGATTAGCAAATATAAGGTACGCAGGGGTTGAAGCAGTTTTTATGATGGTAAAAGTATATATGTCATATCCAGAACCATTTGCAGATGAGGGAGCAGAACCTCCTACCCAGTTTGTTGTAATGTTAGCATTGTTTCCATCAATAAAAGTCGTGTTTAAACAGTAATGAGAGGAGGAAGCAACGAACACCGTACAAGAACAAATATCATTAACACCCATGACAGAATCTAAACTTGTACTTCCATCAACTCTAAAATTAAAATAATAATTACTAGATGTAGCTGACGTAAAATAGATTACCTGACCATCATTAAAATCTATATTTACCTGTCCACCAGCAGCACTCGTTATAAGATTAGCTTCTTCAACCTTAAATCCTTGTAAATTAACACCACTCGCAACGTTCAATTGTCCTGGATTAATTGTATCAGAATTTTGTATGGCAACATTACCAGTTCTACCCATGAATCCTGTTACAGCAGATGAACTAGCACCTGCGAATCCAATATGCCTTACTTGAATATCAACCGATAACGCTGGTGCACTTGAGAATATGATTGTGTTTCCCGTAACATCATATGATTTTACACCCTGTGTGTCATTTGGATGCTGAACAACTCCATCCAATGTAACTAATATATTATCAGAGTTAGGAGGAGTTAAAGATAAATTAAATGTCGTTGTGCTGCCATCACCTGTAAAAGAATCTATTTTATTATCCGATGTATCAAAAGTTTGAATTGGTTGAGCAATTATTGTACCCCAAAAAACATCTTCAGGTTCGGGAGCTTTTTTAAATATAATATTATTTTTATCTACTATGGCATAACCATCTATAAAAGATGCATTATCAAAATTTGGTTTTTGGAGAACATTATTAATTGCAATTGTAGCATGAGCTGAACTGGAGAGGTTGGAGCTTCTACCACCACTATGTGTTAACTTAAACTTTGTATTAACTCCATCAAATGAATTAGTTAAAGTATGATTTGCACCGACACCTGCTGCTGAAAAATTTATGACTTGATTATTATTTGCATCTGATAATGAATTTGCTAATTTTATAGTATCATTTGAATCAAAATTTATAAAATAAGTATTTCCACTAGTTAATCCAGGAATATTTGTTCCACCACCATTGTTATATACAACTCTCTGACCTTGAATAAAACGATGCACTCCTATTCTTAAAGAATTTGAAGAAGTATCTACAACTGCATTAGATGATCCATCAAAAATCACTTGGTAAGATGAAATATCATCTAGTATTTTTAGACTATTTGAATTAGTCCCCGCAATATGACTATTACCAATATAAGGCATCGATTCTATTTTTACTTTTGATTATTTATGGTGTTTATTCTCCAGAAGTCCATGCATCTGTGCTTAATATAGTCATAATCTGATCTTTAGTATATGGTCCTTCTGTTCCTGTTAAGTTGCTGACACAAGCGGGTGTTGTATCACCATCCCATTTTATAAATGTTTTTGTAGTGTCAATAGATTTTCTTACAGTAGAAGCAGAAGTTTCCAAAACTTGTGAAAAATCTACTTTATCAAGTTCAGAAGTTTGAATGATTAGATAGTTGCGTAACATAGTTAATAACCGAAAGTGGCCTTAGTTGCATTATAGTTCTGTAAAACCTCACCGTCTGTTAATCCTTTCCCTTTATACAACCTAGTTTGTGCAATATGTCCTGTAGCATAAGCAGAGCCAGTATGATTTTTACCAATTACAAGCCTGTCACTTACAAAATTCGTAGAAATATTATTTGCTGTGCTAATATGTGATCCATTTCTATAAAGTTTTACGTCTGTGCCTATACGAGTAAATACAACGTGATACCAAGTGCTAGTGCTATTTGTAACAAACCTTTGAAGAAGATAACCATTATCTATATTTGAATACATATATATTTGATCTGTTTTAAGTGTAAGGTTTGGACTAGCTTGAGTACCAGCATTATTAAGGAAACTACCCATTCTCATAAATGTGCCAGATCCAGTTATTTGTACCCATGATTCGTAAGTGAAATCACCAGATCCAAGTAAAAAATCATTACTATCTGTAAAAGAAATAAAATCATCACTACCATCAAATACTAAATATCCACCATCTGAACTACTATATGAAACACCGTTTTCCAAAGTTCCATTGTTTGAGTTGCCACTCAAATCAGTCCATGTTGTACCACTACCTGGATAAGAACTGCTGTTACCAGCATCTAAATGTAAAACAAGATTACTTGTAATTATGGCATGATAATTAGACTTGGTAGCGTTGTAATTTTGCAAAACCTCAGAAGCACTTAATTCTTTTTTATATAATAAAATTTGAGATATGTAACCTTTATGATAATAACCAGCTGGCCCATAACCAATAGCTTGTGGTGCACCTGAAGGAGATCCCAAAGATCTAGTTTTTCCAGTGCCTGAATGCCAAAGTGTACCATCAAGATATATTTTCATACTACCAGTCGATGCATTTGCTGTAAATGCCCAGTGATGCCATCCTTGATATTCAGCATTAGTCGCATTTTTACTAATTCTATCATAACCAGAGATAACACCCTTATCAAAATAAATTGTATTTGTTCCAGTGGGAACAGGATATGGAATAAGTATTCGTAAAATTGGATTGTTAGAGTTATTACCCTCCAAATGTAATAAGTAAGAGTATTGAGTGCTTATACCGTAATTCCATACAGTAAAGGTAACTTCATCACCAGATATATCTGGCATTAATGGTAAAGTTGCATGATCGTTAGTGCCATCAAAACTTAAATATCCACCATAATCTGAACTATAAGTGGGGCTATTCACTAAGGTTGCATTGTTACCCTGACCACTTAAATCAGTCCAAGTTGTACCACTACCTGAGTAAGAGGAAGAGTTACTAGCATCTAAATGTAAAACAATATTAGTTGTGACTATCCCACCATCAGTTCCTATTGCAGTGCCAAGATGTTGAATTATAGGCACTAGGTTAATCCTCCACCAGAGCAAACAAATTCATTAGATGCTACACAGGTGACTGTCATCAATCCTCTTTGAGCCAAAGTTCGAGTTCCAGTTGTGCTAGTTCCTGCTAATCTTAAAGTTACACTAGCTCCCTCAACGATTGATATACTACTTCCACTATTATTATAAACACTTATTATATCACCAACACCAAATATACCTTGATTGATTGTTACATCACCAGTTGTTGTTATTATTGTTCCTGAGTCTGCTTTAACCGCAACATAAGCACCTGTCTTATTTGAACTAGAGAGAGTTTCAAGTCTTCCAACAAATTTTGTTGCAGTTACGATACCTGCGTTTGCAATATTATTACCTGTTAGATCAAGTTGATCACCAGACGCAATCTCCTGTATCTGATTCGCACTTGTATTCAGTATTAACGGAAATTTATCTGCCATTATGTTCTGTTATCTTTTTGTTATTTATGCGAGGTTAAAACCAATTGGATGAACGGTTCCAGAACGATCTTTAACTGCCATCGTTCTTCCATGTAAATCTAAATTATGAGCACCACTTCTTTTTGCAATTGTTAAAGAGCGTAAAGGTTCAACATTTGTTGTTGCAAGAACGACAATAAAAGAATCAGTTCCCGCAGGTGGTGCAGCAGCAAAATTAATTCTATTCTCAACAATTGTAAATGATATTAATGGTTGCTGAATGATACCACCTAAAGATACCAATAGAGTATATGGGTTGACAGCAAAATAATCTCTACCACCTAGAGTAAGGTTGAAAGAAGTGTTTGAACCATTGAATCCAGAGGATATGCTATCAAGTTTTGCGAATGCCCCAGTGCTTTCTTGGCGACCAATTAATGCCATTACATTATTGTTTTTCTACTATTTATCAGTTGATTCAACTTCGGGAGTGACAACGCTAGATGGAGTTTCTTCCTCTTTAGGTAATTCAACACCTGTTTGCTGAAGATATTCAATAATACCTTGAAGTTTTAAAAGCATATCTCTCTTCTGTTTTGCTTGTCCTTCAAGTTGATTAATTTCATTCACCAGATTTTGTGACTGTTCGATAACAGTTTTCAAATGTCCTTGTTGCTCGGAGACCATTTTATTTTATAAACTTAGTTACATTATATAGCATACTAATCTAAATGTCAATTATGCTTGTGATTCTGACCAAGAGATGTTTCCTGAAACTGTAAATGGTGCTGCAAATGTTGTGCCACTTGGATTTTGTGCTTGTACTGCCAGTGTTAGAAGGTCAGGACCTGCAGGGAAAATACCATCACCACCCAATATACTATTACCAATTTCAAGTAGGTCAGTTAGTGAGATAGCCGCTGAACCTGAAGATACCTTTGAACTAAAGATAGTAGTACCTCCAATTAGTGTATCACCAGCAGCATGCTTAACAATCTGACTCAAACTAGGAGATTGTGCTTGTTGGAAATTAATCTGACTTGGTAAGGTGTTTTGTATTAATAAAACCTCTATGTCTTTATTCGTTGTAACAGATGCCTGTCTCAATCTTAACTGCATTCGGTTTATAATTTCCCTTTCACCTAATGCACCTGTTAATGAACTATCAACAGATGGTGCAAGTCTAACACTTATAATTGGAATTGGTCTTTGAAGTGCTATTTCAGAAGTCTCTCCAACCACAAGAACAGCACCAGAGGAAATTTGACTATACTCTGAACCACCAGTTGGGTCGGCAGTCGTTGCTGGAAAATTAACAAATATTTTACTATTACCACCATCAACAGTCACCTGTGAAATAAATGTTCCTGCTGGAAGACCAGATGTTGCAATACTATGACCAACAGTTACTGTCTGAGCATTTACTGCTGATACTGGGAATGCATAAACAAATACCTGATTACCATCAATAGTTATTCTTTCAAAGCTACTATTACCACCAGTTGTTATTGATGAATTACCACCAGATGTAAATGCGAAAGGTCTACTTTGACCTGTAAACTGATATGCTTTATCATCATCAAAGTTACCATCCATGATAATTGATGTACCAAAGTGGAATAGTGTTGGTGATGCAGTTGAGTTAGGACCATTTTGAATTTCATATCTAGCAGGTAAGTTACCTGAACGGAAATATGATTCATTCAATATGTTATTATGTCTGAATTCATGGAAATATCTAATATGTCCAACTCTGTCTTTGAATCCATATCTAATTTTACCAGCACCATACCAAGAATAATCAATGTATGCCATTTGAATTTTCTTAGTATCTAAAATGTAACCAGTAAATCCAGTTCCATCAGCAGGATCAATATTCCAATCTGACTGTCTAGCTCTAGTATCAACTGTTTTAGTTGCTTTAACTCTAACAGCAGTCACACCTCGATAAGCAGGTTGAACAATACAACGAACATCAGAACTTATTTCAGTTATCTTGTATGATTGACCTCTGATAACAAGCATTTCTCCAACAGTTAATTGGGTTGTAAAACTTGTACCCTCACCATTAATAATTTGACTTCCTCGAAGAACATTTATATCTCCTGCAATCTGTTTAGTACTACTTCTTCTAACAGCGTATAATGCTTGTCCATCATATTCATAGAAGAATCCATTCTGGTCATCAAACATACCAGCACGAACGAAACTGTCTGCCCATGAAGCACGTACATAAGTTGGGAACCCAGACGCTCTAACATCAGTAGGTGCAGATGCCATAGTATAGGTAAACTGGAAAGGAGAAGGAACTGTTACTATTGTAAAGGTTCCATTATAAGTATTAGTTCCAGTGCTAACTATTGCACCATCAATAGTTACTTGATCACCAGATTTTAGATTATGCTGTTCTTGTGTATCAACCGTCGCTGTTGTTCCATTTGCCTGAATAAGATTTTTAACAATCTTTGGAGGATTAAAGTTTATCGCAAAACTAGTTTGTAAACCTTTACCTGACTGATAACGGAAGTACTTACGTGTTTGTCTTGCAATTCTACTATTTGGACTAGTTCCCGCTGTAATATCAACACCTCCATCAAACGACTTATGAAGACTGTATCCATCTGGTCTTAGTGCTAACTGAGTAGCGTAGTAATAATCAGTTGTTGAAACAGTTGTATCAGCGACTTCAAATAGAGTCATGTCAAAATTGGATGACACTGTATCGACAGTTTTTACTTGAACGTAAGTTCCATTATCAATATAAATTTTATCAAAACGTTTAAAGTTATTGAGGAATCTTGTTCCCGAACCAGTGATAACTTTAGATAGGTTAGTGGTATTAATTGTACCATCACCCTTCACATTTTTTATAATATTATTAGAGGTCAATTTATGACTTCCAGATTGTCCTGTTATGTTTATAGCAACGTTTGCTTCAGCATCAGATGAAGAAGTTGCTAATTTAATAACAGTAGGACTTAATACAATAGCAAAAGTATCTGTTGTACCTGCTGGTAAAATACTTGGGTTTCCATTTGAAACATAAGTTACTTTTTCACCAGTTAACAAATTATGAACTTGAGGGAAGGTAATTGTATCATTTGCATTATTAATCTCTGATGACGTAAAGTCATATTCTCTTATAGGAATAAGGAAAGTTCCTGTTAAAGTAAATGATTTAGATGTAGGAACATTTGTAATATCAAGCACACCGTCATATGCACCAACAACACTGTTAACGTCAAATGAATGAGCACCTGTTCCTGGACCAGTAAGCACAATACCTGAATCTTCAGTGGTTACATTAAATCTAAATCCCCACCAAGGACCTCCACCTGGACCATAGTTAACTGCACTAGTAGGACTAACTCTGACACGGAATCCAATTTTACCGCCACTAGAGAATAGATAATTTGTTAAATCATATTGATTTGTAAATGTTGTACTATCTCTATAAACCGCAGAGTCAGCACCTTCATTTTGTCCAATCCTCCAAGTTTGTATTGATTGGTTTGCAGAATTTAAAAGTTCTAAGTCTGCATATTCAGAACCAGCACTGAAATCTCCTCTAAACTCAAGTTTTGTTATTTTAGCAGTCGCAGGTGCGAAACCTGAAGGGGTTTCTATATCAACAAATGTGGTGTACACATTATTATTATTTTGTGTTACAACTGGTAAAATATTTGCAGTTTGTTGTGCTCCTGTATTAGCTAATTGTAATCGACTGTCATCTAATCTAATAAATTCATATGTCTGACCATTTGTTAATCCACCGATAGCTGTTCCAGATACATTCGTATATACAGCGTTTATATTACCAGTAATTTTATGGTTGTTAATATAAATTGTATTAAATGTAGCATTAGCTTTATTGTATGAAATATTAAAGTTTTGCGGTACTCTAACTATATCATCAGTATTTGGTGATTGATCTGTTTGTAACCTAATAACATCATTATTTACTGGAGATGCTGTCGCAGTAAACGATGCTGGCATATCAACTGCATCAGCAGAGTTATTAACGTAAGCAAATCTATCTCCTGTGCTATAATTAGCGGTATTGACAGTAACGTTGACTTGTTGATTCCCAACTATCCCATGATTTTGAATATAAACCGTATTTCTATCTGTTGTTAGATTCTTACAAAATACGTAATATATTTCACTTCCAGTGCCATAACTAACTGTTGAGTTATTATAGTTTATGTTAAAGGCACCATTTTGTTGTGGAGTATTTCCACCATCATTATAGGATGGATTACGAATAGCAAATGTACCATATCTTCCAAAGTTTCTTTGATTTGCAAGATATGAGAAACCATCATTACTGTTTGAATATGAGTTACTACTACTTCCTTGGAATGCTAATATATTTGTTGGTTGTACTGCTCCAAGTCCCCATGTTGCATCAACCAAATCACCACCACTTCTTGACTTTTCAGCATCTGAAAAAGTCGTACCACCTGATTGTCTTATAATAAGTCTAACTCTATATCTATCACCACCCCAAACAAATGTACCAACACTAGGGTGACAAGAGTGTTGCACTTGAATTGAGTAGTTACCTGGAGTACCTGTGATGGCACTTGAAATATTTAAACCATTAAACGAAGATGGTTGACCATTTGGTTTTATCGCTGTTACGTAAACTTGGTTTTGTGCACCTCCATATACAGTATCAGTTGTACCTGCTATTGTAAGGGTAACTGTTTCAACTGTACTGTTTGTGTCACCAGCGATTTCTAACCTTTCAAGAGTAACACTTGAACTAGTGATATTAGATGGTAGTTGTAAATTAGTTGTTACTTGAGCTGTACCTGTCGAAGCGACATAATTAGTGGTGGTTGGTGTTGCTTGAGCATCAACATATACACCCATTTCGGTTCTTCTTTGTGTGCCAGATGCGTATTCAACTTTATAACATAAACTTAGTCTTCCTAAACCATATGTGCTCGATAAACTACTTAAATTAACAGCTCCACTTAAAGATGAAGATGTATGGAGTTTTATATTATCAGAATCAACAACTTCAACATAATATACTCTACCATCTGTAAGATTTCCATCTTGTCTTTGATAATATGGATTTTGATATATTACTGTATATTTGTTTCTTAATTGGTGATTAGTCCACTGAATAGTATCATTACTTGCATTTACATCAGATGTGTCAATATATTGTGAATATGTTGATTCCCAGTCAAATGTTACTACAGGAGTTTGTTTATAAGTACCTCTACCAGTATTTGAGGTTAGAGAAATAGCGTTATTATTAGCAAATGATGCAGTAGTATCCACAAAAGGTCTTCCATCAGGTGCTGTTGCAGTACTATCGGCTATCTTTAAAGTTCTTGGACCAACTGTATTTCTTAAATATACTTTTGTGCCTTGTGTAAATCCATGAGTTTCTGCAGTAGTTACACTAACTGTGCTAGGTGATGCACCATCAGTAACCGCACCATTAGCAGTACTAACAGGTAATGTAGAACCCTCAAAAAACTTACCTGGTACAATGGTTGTATAACTACCACTTAAATCACCAGTTACTGTTGATGGAACATCTAATTCAAAATAAAACTGTAATGTGCTTGGAACGTTTGTTACAATGAAAAATCCTTCTGCCTGATACTGAGATAAACCCTGAACTGATATCGGATCTCCAATACCAAGTCCATGAGGAATTGTTGTATTTACTTTAATATTTTTACTTCCAGCGATTGCATCCACAGATGTTAATCCATCAATTGGAGTATCACCACTGCTACTAAAAATTGTTGGTATATTATTAACTGTCTGTAATGTTTCCCATTTTGTTGCCTGTAGTCCATATTCAAAGTCAGTATCAATAAGGTTCTCTGGATTACTGACCCTCATTTTACCAACAGGATCTAATATATCTTCTGCTGGAGTTATTTCTTGATAATCTCCCTGAACAAATACTTGAAGAACATCATTATCAAGATGTGATGACGTATCATATAATAATGAAAGTTGTGTTTCATCTGTGTCGGAATTATATGCTATGCCAGCAAATCCTGCATTTACATCGGCAAAATTATATATTATAACATTCCGAGTAATATTTGTGATAAGAAGAAATCTCTCAGCATTTATGTTACCAGATACAAATACCTCCTTCTCTGAGGCATCGAAACGATAATTTCCGACGAATAATTTTTTTGCCATACCAGTTCTCTCAGTATTTTATCGATTTTTGATTTTTCTAAATGTATTTAGCCTATAGCGACTGCGTAAGCTATAGCGATGTTATTTGTAACACCACCGACAGAAAAAGCTGCCTCTCCACTTGAATCAACTGTTAATACATGACCCTCAGTGGGAGTTCCACCGTTGTCCTTTAATATAACATTTATTCCTGGAACTCTAAACTTAGTAATATTCGCATCACCTAATGTGATTTCATTACTAATAGTTGTTGTTGATGATGATGCACTATTTCCAATAATTATATTATTATCACCTGAAGTGTTAGACAGAGCAGCTCCTGTTCCTATAAAAACGTTATTACTACCAGTAGCATTCTTTCCAGATAATTCACCTAAAGCAGTATTA